CCCAACTTGCCCAACGCATGTGGAGCCATGTTGCGCTCCAGCGCAATGCTGGTATGATGAAGTCAAGCTTGGTCATTTCTGTGCATAATGTTGTGACTGGAATCCAGCCAACTGCTATGGTATGATAAAATAATATTCAGAATGGAGATTCAATAATGAGTGATGCGAATGAAAGAACAGTCTGGGAGCCAAAAGTCCCCACTCTGCCAGAAGGCGGTTTTCAGAGCTGGTTGAATTGGGAAACCAAATTTGGAGAATACGGCGATCCAGGTTATGAAAGAATGACATTTCCAATTACATCCGTCAGTGCTTTCGGCAATAATGACCCTTTTGATTTAATTTGGACACTATACCGAGGTGAAGATGGATTGCTTCTTGCTGTTCATGCATCATATTACGATGCCGAGGGGCTTAGGCACCCTTTTATATTTATAGTACATCCAGACCACAGGGGTAAGGGGATTGCATCAAAAATTGCTCGTGATTTAGAGGATGAATTTATTGCAAACGAAGCTCATAGATATGGGATGTCACCTGCTGAATTTGCTGCACTGTCAAGAGCTGAATTGGCAGCGTTGGTTGTTCCAGATATGTACAAAGATGTAGAAACTAATCCATCTGGAGCTGGTTTTCTTAATAAGCTTGTTGACAAGTTTTACAATGTTGAAAGAGAATCATAACTATGACACCGTATCAAGAATGGAAGAAAAGCCTAGGTGATACTCGCCCTTGGGATGTTGTGAATCCTAATTCAGAAAAAGCTTCTGATGATCTAGCAGCTCAAAGAATTGCTGTATGTCAAACATGCCCAAGTTTATTAAAAATAACTACTCAATGTAAAGAGTGCGGTTGCTTTATGAAACTCAAAACTAAATTGCAAAATGCGACATGTCCACTTGCCAAGTGGTGATATGTCAAAAAAACTTGCCCCTGGGATTCATGTCTATAATTTTCAAGAGATGTCTGATTGCTATGAAGTTATAAATACAAACATCAAAAATTTTTTTGGATATGGGAAAGTTGTTTCTAGCAACAAAAACCCGTATATGGATTTGAATTCAAGAAAAGTGAAAGTTTATCCTATGGGTAAAGCTTCGTCATGTCATGAGGATGACCCAATAAATGTGTTTAAAAGAAATATTGAAAAATCAACTACTGTTGCGATAGAGGATTATAGGGGGATTCACTCCTTAGATAAGCTAGAGAAAAAACATGACTGGGAAATCCTCAAATATGATGCTGGTGATTTTTTTAAAACACATTTGGATGACTGTGCGGCTCACTCTAGAACCGTTTCAGCTGTTGTCTATTTCAATGAAGACTACGAAGGGGGAGAAATTGAGTTCCCAAATTTTGATGTATTCTATAAGCCAAAATCTGGCGATGTGTTAGTTTTCCCATCAATTTTCACCTATATTCATAATGTAAGAGAAATAACATCGGGAACAAGATATGCGGCAGTTAACTGGTTTTCTTATGCAAAACGCAGTATTTGAGGTATAATAGGTAAATGGCTTACGAAAATTACTCCTTTGTCTCCTGGACAGACGCAACACCGCTCTCGTCAGACAGGATGGCGCAAATGTCTATGAACATAGAGCAAGTGCGTGATTATAACGACTCAAAACCAGCTGGCATACTTGAATTTGCAGAGCTAACAACAAATAATGTTGTATCAAATGTTGGTAGCAACGCTACTTCAATTATTGCACTTACAAACCCAGCGGGTGGTTCTGATCAAAGAGTAACTATTAATGAAAATCGTTACTATAAAGTAACAGTAGTATTTCCAGGGTTTACTGTATACAGCAAGGGCGCAGAAGATGCCGTGTTGACTCTGCAGGTATGGAAGGATGTGCAGTCAGGGTATGGTGCTACTACGCCTATTCAGGAATGGGTTTTTTCGCAATCTGCGCACATCTTCCATAACACAGCCAGTAATGCAAACATTGCAGCCAGCGGTCAAACATTTAAAGCAGATTACGGCAGATTAGCTGCTGGCACTTATAGCATATTCATGGAAAGCGCTGGTGGATTGAATGCTGAGTCATTCTCTGCATCAGTTAAGAGAACATTCGGCACATCGGGTAGCACCAATGCTCCTCAAATATCGGTTAACCCAACAGCTACGGAGAAGTTGCAATTGATTGTTGAAGATGTTGGCGCAAGCATCTAGTTATGAGAGAGCTGGCATCTAAAAGAAAAGATGTAGAGTGGGCAATTAGAAGCGTTTCTGGTGAACATAACCCTAATTACGGCGGTGGAAAGTATATTGACGATAAGGGGTATATAAGAATTCTTAATCAAGACCATCCATATAATATTAAAGGTTATGTCTACGAGCATAGAACTGTTTTTGAGGCGTATCTGGGTAGACATTTGCAACCTTGGGAGACAGTGCATCACATCAATGAAATAAAAGTTGATAATCGTGTGAGCAATTTGTACTTGTGCACAGTGCCAGAACATAGCGCTGTCCATAGGGAAGGCAAGAAACCAAGTGATAGCCATCGTGAAAAAATGCGTGAGAACATGAATAAGCGCAATCAAGAAACACGAGAAAAAAAGAAGAAACAAACTCTAAGATAAACGATTTTTACACAAATCCCGTCAGATTTGGTGTACAATTAACCTTATGAAAATATGCGAAGCAAAAGGTTGCGACCAAGAGTTTGAACCAAATACAGCAAATCACAAATATGCAGACAAAGACTGTCGTAAGTCAATAGACAGTACTGGCATCTGCAAATATAGACGACAGAAAGGTTTATTTGAAGTGCCAAAAGATCCAATCACTGGTGAACAACCAGTTTCAGACCCAGAGTTGAGAGTTTCATTTACGAGACTTCAGCAGGAATATAACAAGCTAAAGACGAAGAGCGATGATTTGGCTAGTGCAGTTTATCAGGCTGTAAGAGATGACATGGCTGACAATAAGTACAAGCCAGTCCCAAAGCCAGTTCTTAGTAAGAAAAAGAACGGAGAAGAAGTAGCCGTTGCGGTCATTGCCGACTGGCAACTTGCTAAAATCACTCCCGATTACAATTCACAAGTGTGTGAAGAAAGAATCTACAAGTTTGCTGAGAAGATTATCAATCTTACTGAAATCCAAAGACAAGATCACCCAGTTCGTGAGCTTAGAATTTGGGCTCTAGGGGATATTATTGAAGGCGAATTGATCTTCCCAGGTCAATCGTTCCTAGTTGATGGTGGTCTGTACAGACAGATCACAGTTGATGGTCCAAGAATTCTTAAGAACTTTATTAACATCATGCTTGAAAACTTTGAAAAAGTTACATTTGTTGGTGTGATTGGTAATCATGGTTCAATTGGCGGTAGGGCGAGAAGAGATCACGACCCTGAGACCAACGGTGACAGAATGCTTTATCGCATTGCTCAGTTGATGTTTGAAAATGAAAAGAGAATTGAATTTAAGATTCCTGATGGTCGTGGTGAGCGTCATTGGTACGCAATTGACAAGATTGGGAATTACAAAGCAATGCTCTGTCACGGCGATCAATTCGGTAGCTTGTCTTCATTCTACTCTTTCCAAAAGAAAGCGTATGGCTGGAAGATTGGTGCATTGAGTGAGGATTTTGATGATATCTACATTGGTCATTTCCATACACCAACTAAGATGACATTCAATACTGTCCAATTAAGAATCTCTGGTAGCCCCGAATCTGTAAACACATATGCCGCTGAGGTGCTAGCCGCAGTTGGCAGACCGTCACAATCACTTTATTTTGTTCACCCAGAGAAAGGAATGGTAACAGCGGAGTATAACTGCTGGTTAGACTGATATGGCTAAAGCAACAGGGTTCTATTGCAGAAATTGCACTGGAAGAATGTTTACAGGGCAACAGTACTATGCATTTCAAAAGAATTATATTGATTTGACATGTGTAAAATGCTCAACATCAATAGATGTTGAAGTAAGGAAGATAAACAAAATACTTGGTGCTTTAGGTTTTAAAAAGCTGGAGGAACGGTATGAACTTGCAGACCAAAATAGTCATAAATAAGTTTTATAAATATTCAAACACCATTGTTAAGGTTAAGAAAATTACAAAAAATCTTAATAAGATTTTAGTAACTGATTTAACAAGTAAACAAGAAATGGCTATGCCCTTTGAGGGGGCTGAGTTGATTATGCATAGAATTTATACAATTGGCGAGGTCGCAAAGATTGTTGAGAAAAGATCAGATACTATTCGTAAATATGAGAAAAAAGGTCTGATCCCCAGCGGTAAAAAATTTAGTGAATCTTGTGAAAGTTATAAAAATTGGCGGTATTATGATAGAGAGGATGTTTACAACATGGTATCATTCTTTAATAACAGAACACCAGGGAGACCTGTGTCTGATAAGAACATAAATGTACAAGCAAAAGTTATTAGAATATCCGAAAAAATAAAGATAGGAAAAAGGTAATATGACAACACCATTAAACGAAAATCAAGTTGAGCTGTGGGCTTCAGTAGGCATCACAAAGAACTTGGGTAACTACGAATCACTTCGTCTTGACGCTGGCGCAAGAGTAATTGCTTCCAGTATTGATGATGAAAAGTCTTGGAGTAAGTTGTGGGATTCAATTGACTCACAAATTGAAGCGAAGCTCCAAGAGCTTGACGCAGAGAAGTAATTGGTAAATTGGAGAAAAAAAGCACTTTGCGCTGAAGATAATAACAGCATTTATTGGTTTTCGTATAAACACGAAGATGTCCAGTATGCAAAAAACATTTGTCAATCATGTGAGGTCAGAAAAGAATGTCTGATCAATGCATGGGGTGAAGAAGTTATATACGGCGTTAACGGTGGTTACTCCGAATTTGATATACTATTAGCAACTTGGAAGAAAGCTAAAAAAGAAAATGATAGCAACTGGAACAGAACTGATAGAACACTTCAAAAATTACTGCGCAAAGCAGAATAAGCTGTTCATCCCCGACTCTCCACGGCAAGAGGCAGTCGCAGACTCTCTTGTTAGTTTCTATAAGAATGACAACCTTAGACTTGGGCTGGAAAGCTTTGTAAGAAGCAGACCAGGACCATTTTTAGTTTTTGATTTTGCAATAGAATCTAGATCGTTTGTAGAGAAAGCTCAGCTTGATAAGAAATCAACTGATAAATTTAAATCCATAGTGGAAGAAACTAAGAAGAGAATGGAGACAGAGTGAATTACGAAGTAAGACTTCTAAATTCTATCGTTGATACCCAAGACTATGTAACCGCTGTAAATAGCGGTGTTGAGAATGTATTTTTGGAGTATAGAGATGTTTGGAATTTCATAGTTTCTCACTACGAAACGCATAGTAAAGTTCCGTCAAAGGAAACAGTAAAACAGCACCATCAGGATTTTGAATTTATCTCAACACCTGAACCGTTGGCTTACTATGTTGATGAAGCAAAGAAGGAATCTCTGTCCTACCAGACTAGAGGGATTGTTGCGAAAGCGCATGGGTTGATTAACGAGTCTGGTCCGAAAGAGGCACTGTCATTTTTGATGGAAGAGACTTCAAAGCTTTATAAGTTTTCATCAAACTTAAAAGACACCGATCTTGCTGGGGAATGGAAAGACCGAGTTAGGGATTTGAAAGCTAGGTCTCTCAATCCTAAAGCAATTGCTGGCATTCCTAGCGGTATTGATGTTATTGACAAGGTGTTCGGTGGTTGGCAATCGGGTGACTTTATCGTTCTACTCGGTTGGACTGGCGTTGGTAAATCATTCATCGCAAGACTATTTGCTGTTAATGCGTGGAAAGCTGGCTATAGACCGTTGATCATTTCTTTGGAAATGAATAAGCAACAAGAAGGTCAAAGACTAGACACATTGTTGAATAATGGCGAAGGTCATTTCACCAACACGGACTTGATCAAAGCAAACCCAGGAATTGTTGATGGTTACGAAAAGTGGGCACAGGCTACTTTTGAAGGTAAGCACGCTATTCATCTTGTTACATCAGAAGGGCTTGAAACAGCAGATCAAAACATGGTGCAAGCAAAGATTGATCAGTACCATCCCGACATGGTTATTCTTGATTATCACAGTTTGTTTGATGATTCAAGCGGTGCCAAGAATGAGACAGAGAAAGCTAAGAACCTTTCTAAGGCATTTAAGCGTATTGCGGTAAAGAATGGTATCCCTATCATAGATGTTGCTGCAGTAACAATGGCTGACGGTCACTCGGAGAGACCGCCAGAGCTAGAGGAAGTTGCATGGAGTAAGCAGTTGGCGTATGACGCTGACCTTGTTCTTGCTATCCATAGAGAGTTAGCATCTGATTTATTCCAGGTGGTATCAAGAAAAGTTCGTAGAGCATCGCACTTCGGTTTCTACCTTAGATGGAATCTAGAAACTGGTAAGTGGGTAGAGGAGTGGGACATTTAATGAAAGCTGTAGTTAAAGGTGAAGTCAAGGATATTGAAACTCTTAACAGACTCAGACCTTGGATGGAAGATGAAGCTCGTAAAAAATATGGCAATTTTGATAAAACAAGATTGATTACTGACTATGATGCTGGTAGAGATGTCTACAAATTCAAATTTCTTATCTAGTTCTATTGAGGAAGAGATACTATCGTTATTTAATAATTATAATGTCTCAATTCAAAGTGCTAATGGTGAAGAGTTAAATGTCTATTGCCCATTTCACAAGAATACACATAGCGCCGCTATGTATATCAATGTTAGAACTGGTCTCTGGCAGTGCTTCAATCCGTCATGTGGTAAGAAAGGTAACTTTAGGCAGTTATATTTCAACATCACTGGTAAGTCGTACAGTAAACACATAGATCTTGATAGCCATAAGCTTGATAAAGAGCTGAATAGTTATAAGTATCAGGTGGATGATGTTAAAGAACTATCAATTGATAACCTAGTATTGGATTACGAAACACAATCTGATTTGTTAAGAACAATGATTGAGCGTGGTTTAGAGATTGATACAATGAGGCACTTTGAAGTTGGTTTCTCAATTGAAAAGAATCGTGTAGTTATCCCAGTAAGGTCTCATAATTATGAGCTGGTAGGTCTTATTGGTAGAGCTATAGAGTCAACTCAACAGCCTAGATATTTGTACAATAAAGGCTTCAAGCGAGCAGATGTATTGTTCAATATTCATAATGCTAAAAACTACAATTCAGTTATTGTGGTTGAAGGTAGCGTGGATTGTATGTTTGTACATCAAGCTGGATACCCAAATGCGGTAGCAACTCTTGGGGCTGCGGTGTCAAAAAATCAAGGTAATATGATAAGAAGATTTTTTGATAAAGTTATCTTGTTTTGCGACAATGATGATGCTGGTATGGCAATGAGATGTGCTATGATAGAGATGTGCCGAGGCAAAGAAATCTCGGTAGCAAGAATCCCCGAAGGAGTTAAAGACCCTGCGGAGATGACTAAAGAACAAATAGCAGAAGCTATAAACAACAAAGAAATAATCATATAGGAGACAAAACATGTCATTTCAATCATTAAAATCACTAAAAGACTTGGAAAAGTCAGTAGCAAAACCAGGTGCGTCAGCAGGACCAAAGAAATTCTTTACGGTTCAAGCTGGTCAATCGTACCGCATTCGCTTCCGTCAGGAATTGACAGAAGATTCAACAAACTATGATGAAAATATCGGGACAGCAATTAATGTTCCAGTTATCACATCGCCAATCAACTGGAAGTGGAGAGTTGCTTCTACTGCGGGATTTGAAAAGTTCAATTACCGTTGTTGGGGTTCAGAACAAGCAACCGTTGATAAGGCTTGGAGACCAAAGCCCCATCTTTTGATTAATATTGCGGTGGAAATGGAACCAGGTGTTTGGGAACCACGAGTTCTTGACACAACATTTAACCAACGCCATATTGGTCTTACACTTATTGAGTACGCAAAGGAATTCGGTACGATTACCGACAGATTCTACAAGTACTCACGAACAGGATCTTCAGCGTCTGATACAAACTATTCATTGATTCCATTGGACTCTTCACCAGAGCCAAAGCAGATCACTGAATTGCCAATGCATCAGCTAGACACTGTTTACATGATGCTTCCATATGAGAAGCAACAAATGTTCCTCACCACTGGTGAGATGAAAGATTCCTGGTAATCATTAATGAATTGGGGAGGGCGAAAGCCCTCCCCTTTTTTCATGCTCAAAAATATGTAATTGGAGAAAAATGGAATTCGTAAACACATCAATTGTTTTAGATTTAGACGGTGTAATTGCCGACATAGATACGGCAGTAGCTGATTATCTACTTTATAATCACGGAGTTACTGATGAAGATTACGGGTCGTGGTTTACATCAAACACAACAGATGAAAACGCTCTGAAAATATTTCAAAATAATTTCTTTTGGAAAAACATGAAACCTTTTGAGGATGCTTTCTTTCAAGTGAATCATTGGTTTAGTCTTGGCATTGATATAAACATTGTAACGGCTAGGAGGCAACCAGCTGCTGTAGAGGAAACAGTGCCTTGGCTTGATATGTGGAGAATAAATACAGCAAAGCCAATGTTCTCGGAATTTGGGAAAAAGATTGATATCATCAAAAATATTGATCCACTATTTGTAGTGGAAGACAATCCACACGAAATAAAAATATTACAAGAGCATGGAATCAAGTGCTACTTGCGTGCGGCGTGGTACAATCAAGATTATTGGAACAAGATGGACACGATTGAATCGTTGTTTGAAATTGATTTGGAGAACCTGTGACGGATTTCGTTCACTTACATTGTCATTCTGAATACTCGTTACTAGATGGAATGTCAACACCAGAAGAGATAGCAAAAATTACAAGCACCAACGGTCAAGTAGCTGCTGCTATTACAGATCACGGGACAATGGGCGGGGTTCTGAAATTCCAGGATGCTTGCTTGGCTAATAATGTAAAACCATTGTTTGGAGTAGAAGCCTACTTTGTGCCATCTATTGAATCCGACAGTGAAGATAAGAGTGAGCGCTTCCATTTAATTTTGCTGGCTAAAAACAATGAAGGTCTTAAGAAGCTATTTAAGATGAATCAAAAGGCTTGGGGAAGTAATTTCTACTATAAGCCTAGAATAGATTTCAGCCTGTTAGAAGAACTTGTTGATAACGATGTTATCTCATTATCGGGTTGTATGGGTAGTGCTATTTCTAAGGCTATTGATGTTGGCGATATGGACAGAGCAGCTCAGTTGTCCGAAAGATTTATAAAGATATTTAAAGATGATTTCTACTTTGAAATTCAATCCTGGAACCCTAAGCATATAAATGACGGGTTAATCCAATTAGCAGACACCTATAACCGACCTGTACTGGCTACTGCTGATTGTCATTTCCCCAGTCGTAAAGACAAGGGCTGTGAAGAGGTCTTGCTAATGCTTTCACAATACCCAAGCCTATCTGCCGCAGATCAACGCCATGCTAAGGACCATGCTGATTGCTTGCACAACCCATCCCTTGATATGGTGGCAAAAATCAACAATATGTATCCTAACAGGCATCTTAGGTTTGATGATATTAACCCGTATGTGGCTGGTGCTGATGAGGTGGCTTCTTGGTTCAAAGATGCTGGCTACGACAGAATTGACATTCTGGAAAATACGATGGAAGTTGCGGAGAAGTGTACGGCTCGGATGGAAAAGCGGAAGAACCTGTTGCCGAAGTATATGAAGTCCATGAACTCGGATGATTACTTGGCTGAGATTACAAAATTCCGTTTGCAAGAGCTGGGGATTAATGATGAAGTTTATGTGAAGCGTCTTGATGAAGAGTTGGGCATCATTAAGCAACTCGGCTTTGCGGATTACTTTTTGATTGTATGGGATTTGGTGAAGTGGGCTGACAACAACGGCATTGGTCGTGGTACGGGTCGTGGGTCTGTTGGCGGTAGCGTCATGGCGTTTTTGTTGGACATTACGCAAGTTGATCCAATCAAATACAATTTGCTGTTCGCTCGCTTTATTAATCCTGAGCGTAACGACTATCCCGACATTGACTTGGACTTTGAGGACAAGCGCCGTGATGAGGTTAAAACTTATCTCGCCACTCGCTGGGGCAAAGATAATGTAGCGGCAATTTCTATCTATGGTACTTTCAAATCAAAGAGTGCGGTTAAAGATGTTGCGAGAGTGCTACAAGTTCCCTTTGCCGAAATCAACTCGGTCACTCCGTTTTTTGAAACCATTGATGAGCTTAAAGCCACCGAAAAAGGCAAGGTCTTTATCAAGAAGTATCCCGATGTTGTACCGTTGGCATCAAGGTTGGAAAATCGCATTCGTACCGCTGGAGTCCATGCGGCTGGAATGGTCGTTTCTTCCGTTCCGTTGACCGATGTTTGCCCCGTTGAATCTCGTAAAGACTCTCAGGGTGGAGACCGTTCGGCTGTTACCGCTTTTGCGATGGAAGATGCCGAAGCCGTTGGGCTTATTAAAATAGATGTTTTGGGTCTAAAGACCGTATCTGTGATTAAAGATTGCTTAGCAAAGATCCAGGAGCGTCTGGGGCTGGATGTGAGGGCTCAATCGTTGAAGCTGGATGACCATAAAGTGTTTGAAAACTTCAATAATATTAACACTGTTGGTATCTTTCAGGCTGATGCGGCTGCTTATAGAAACCTCATTGAAAGAATGGGTATTGACAACTTTAATGACCTTGTTGTATCTAACGCATTGGTTAGACCTGGAGCCTTGCTTTCACAAGGGCAGAAATATATTGATTGCAAAAAGGGAGTCACTAAGCCTAAGTACCCTGACGAAGTAGTACGGGAAATCTTGGAAGAGACTTACGGTACTGTGATCTTCCAAGAGCAACTCATGCAAATGGCTGTGCTACTTGCTGACTTTACTTGGTCAGAAGCCGACTCGTTGCGCAAGATCATTGGTAAGAAGCGAGATGTAGCTGGCTTTGATAAGTACAAAGAGAAGTTCGTAAATAACAAGTATCTCACTCCAGCACAATCTGAAAAGATCTGGTCTGAGTTTGAAATGTCAGCGTTGTATATGTTTAACAAATCACACGCTGTTGCTTACTCACTCATGTCATATCAGACAATGTGGTTGAAAATCAACTACCCTCTTGAATTCATATGGGCGCTTCTTTACAATGAGTCTGCATCTGACAAGATCACCGCTTACTTGATGGAAGCACAGAGGCTTGGATTGAAAATCTACGCTCCTGACATTAATAAATCAGAAGAGTTCTTTTCAATGTCACTCCCAGGAGAAGACGAAGGGATTCGCTTTGGTCTTGCCAATGTCACTGGATGTGGTACTAGTGCGATCAAAGAAATCACAACTAAGCGACCATTCAATTCATTTGAAGAGTTTAGTCATAAGTGTTCTAAGTCGGCTGTCAAAGCTCCGCTTAGAGAGAACTTGGATAAGGTTGGTGCGTTTGAATCAATCGGGCATGTATCGCAATTTGATAATGAAAAGTACTACCTGCCAATTCTTGGGTTCCCAATTGCGGCTAATCAGCACAAGACTGCTATTGATGAGTTCGTAGAGAACGCAGATGAATTTCATGAAACAATGTCAAGTATTACTCTCATTAAAGCTGTAGTGCGCTCTACAAAGAAAGCTACTGGCTATTTGCGGGTGGAGTTTGAAGACCACTCAGGCTCTTGCACTGTGTTTGGTGAGCGCAATACTGAACTGGCACAGAGAGACTATGTTTATGCGCTGATTGGCGATAGAACTCTACATGCGTATTGTGATGTGTATCAAGCAGAAGATTCTAGGCTGTTTAATATCATGATGATGAAAAAAGCTGGTACTGATCATAAGTATTCATGGCTATATGAACATGGCATTGGTTATGTAACTGATGAGAAAACTCTTGCCTACATTTTCAACATTAGAAACTTTATTACCTCATCTGGTAAGGAAATGGCTAGCGTTTACTGCTGGGATGGTAAGCAGTTCTTTAAGATCGTGATATTCGCTGCAGTTTACAAAAAGGTTAAGCAGATACTTAAGGAAGGCGAATGGTATGCAGTTCGTCTGTCAAAGGTTGAGGACAAGGATACTCTCAACCGTCTTGACTCTTACAAGCTTGAAGCGGCAGATAAAATTATTACTGTAGATGATTATGTAAAGAGGAAAAACCTTGTCAAGGAGAGCGTGTAGTGCCTCTAACTATTTACATACCAACATACAAGCGTGAATCAGTTGTGCAGTGTGTGGAGAGTATTATTAATCAATTTACAAATGATATTGAATTAATTATATCTGACAACGACCAAGATGCTTTTGCTGGCGATCTTTTATACCCGTACAGGGAATACATAACAGAGTATTCAGTAAGAAAGCAAAACATAGGTTGTGATGGCAATTGCCTGCATGGACTAACATCTGGAACTGGTGAGTATGTGTGGGTGCTGGGTGATGATGATGTTCTGCTCCCAGGTGCTATTGCGACATTACTGCCTATGTTAAATGGTGTTGATAGAATAATGCAATACGCCCCTTACTCTGGAGAATTAAAGCCTGGTTTTTCTGGTACAATGGTTGAATTGATAAACAGCCTTAATGATAAATCGTATGTGATTGCTGCGACATTAGCAAGTATGAATATTTGGAAAAGAGATGTGATGGATTTTAAAATTGGGACAAAGTATCTTGACTCAAGGAATGTTTTAGCTTGGTCTGGAATTAATTGCAAAACAGTAAGTATCCCGAATATTCCAACTGTTTTAGTAAATGATACAAATCTTTTTGAATTTAAAGATTTTGACAATGTGATGTTTGAATACTGCGATGCTCTTTCTGATATTGATGGGGTTGAGAAGTTTACATTTCACAATGCAAATAAATGGAATTTCGTTAGTGCGTCAATGGAGAAAAAATGATTGTATACACAGGTGGAACATTTGATCTATTTCATTCGGGTCATAGCCGATTACTAGAGAGATGTAAGAACATAGCTGGTGTCGGTGGTCAAGTAGTGGTGTCGGTTAACCCAAGTGAATTCTGCTCCCAGTATAAAGAACCGCCAATTTGTGAATTATTTGAAAGAATGGAAGTTGTATCTTCTTGCAAATGGGTGGACAAGGTTATCATTAACACAGGTGGGGCTGATTCAAAACCTGCTATCCTAGAGGCGAAAGCAGATGTCATTGTTGTTGGTTCAGATTGGGAGACTAAGGATTACCATAAGCAAATGGGCTTCACCCAGGAATGGCTTGATGAACATAACATTAAAGTAATCTTTGTTCCGTATAGCGAGCACATTTCAACAACAATTATTAAATCAAGAATTCTAGATAGAATGTTTCAATAAAGGAGAAATATGTTAATTGTAGATAAACGCAAAGGGCAGACAATGCCTATTCATGATGTTATTCCAACCCCTAGCATCGGTTTAAATCGTGCTTTAGGCGGTGGTCTTAATACTGGTGCGACTCATTTATTCTGGGGTACGCCATCGGTAGGTAAGACAACCATGTGTTTTCGCATTATTGCTGAAGCTCAAAAGCTTGGGTATCGCCCTGTTATCATTGATTCGGAGTCATCATATAATGATGCGTATGCAGCTAAGTGCGGCATAAACATTGAGGATGTAGTAATCATCCAATCTACCATCGTAGAAGACATTATGAAGAACTTGATTGGGTATTTGACAGATGACAAGGAGAAGCACATCTTCTTGTTTGACTCACTATCTAACATCATTAAGGAAGAGTTTTACGATAAGCCTGAAGGCGGTAAAGCAATGGGCTTGCAGTCACGCTCGCAGGGATACCTATTACAGAAGCTAGTGAACTATCTTCATAAAGAGCGTAACATTATGCTATTCGTTGCTCACCAAACAGTTGACTTGAGCGGAATGTTTGCGGTAACAAAAGCCAAGATGGGAAACACGGTTCATCACAACATGCACAACATCGTCAAGCTGTTTCTTTCAATGTCAAAGAGTGAAATGGAGCGTGAAGAGAACAACATGATTACCTCGCAACGAGCGACCTGGACTGTTGAAAAAACAAAACAAATTCCTACAATCGGCGCAACAGGCTATTACTATGTTCTCCCACAAGAGGGTAGGATTGACCAAGAGCGTGAGATTATTGATATTGCTATTGAAATGGATATTATCCAACGCAAAGGTGCTTGGTATAATTATGAAGAAAGCAAGTGGAATGGTATGGGTGCGATTGAATTGACTGACAAACAAGTTAAAGAGATTTTTAAAAGGATTAACTCATGAGTGATGATTTCAAGCGGTTGCGAGAAATAGTTCGTAATTATGTAAAAGCTGAGGATGCATACCTCAGCGCATACCCAGAGACTGATACATCTCATCTAAAAAAGAAGGTTGATGAAGCGTGGGAAGCGCTGAAAAAAGAGGTGTTGTAATTGATATTTTCAATTCATACTGATCAGCATATTAAAGATGCGGGCGGTGTGTTTGGGTATGCTTATGGCTACGACAATATTGTAAAACATTTTAATCAGTTTACTTATCGTGGTAAACAATTAGAAGTCGTGGATAATGACCCATCCGCTCAGATTCAAATGTTTTATATGGAACCAGAATGGCATAACCCCGTCACTGGTCATGATTTTAGGCAGCCAGGGTTTAAGAAACACCATGATCACCAATATAAGATTAATGGCACATACTTAGAAGCTACAAAGGCTTGGGATTGGTGGATTCCCACCATGAAAACATTTGATGAAATCTGGGTAGGCAACCAATTCTCCGCAGATGCTGTTGCAAATTCTGGGGTAAATGTCCCTACATATGTATTTGAACTTGGCATTGACGATATGTGGAAGCCGTTTAAACGAGGCAATCGGGGCAAGATAAAGTTTTTACATGTTGATTCAGGCAGCCT